AAGATTAGCAGAAGCACAGAAGCAAGCGGATTTAGCAGACGGAAGAGTGAGACCGTCTTGGGTTCCTAAGTTTATTAACGATCAGAAAGATATGTTTAACCTTCAAGAAAATGTGAGTCAGTCATTTTATTGGGTTTTTGTTGTAGATTTAAATAGAGCGGTTGAATTCTATACAGGTGAATATCGAAGCAAAGAACAAAGAGATTCCAGAATAGAAGAGTTGAAGAAATACAGAACCATACTTGGTAGAGGACTTAGTAGTGAATACGATTATAGAGAAGTTACTGAAATAATGGATAACGGAAAGAAAGCAAAGGATGTTGTTCCAACAGAAATGACCTTTGTTGGTAAAATATACCAAGATGGTTTACTTTCTGGTTCAAATGTAGACAGTGAAAAAGCAGCACAAGCACTGAGAGATGTTTTATCAGATGAAGAATTGACATATTATCTGAATATGGCTAATAAGTTAGTATCGGTAGGAAATACAGGAGTTACAAATATATCTGGTATAATACAAGGCCTAAGTCGGGCAAAATCATTACCACTTTAAGATACATAAGATATGGCAAAATACTCAGACCTAAACCTAGATTTTGTTCCGCATCCACTCACGGGGGATGTTACTGTTCTTACGGATATGGAAGCACTCAAGCGGTCTATTCGTAATCTTGTTTATACTTCCAAATACGAAAGGCGTTTTAGACCAGAACTGGACGCTGGTGTTCGTAAGTATCTCTTTGAACCATTAACATCTATTACTTGTTTGAAAATAAAAAACGCAATAGAAAATATAATCAAACAACAAGAGAAGAGAGTAGAGTTGATTGAAGTATCCGTTAGTGGAAACGAGCGTACAAACTCATTTGATGTGAGTATTGTTTTTCGTCCAAAAAATGTTAGGGATGTAACAAATCTATCACTGACCCTTACGAGAACTCGATAATGGCAATAAACTCATCAAAGAAAATAACAGAATTGGATTTCGATGATATTCGGTCCAACTTGCAGTCATATTTAGAATCACAGGAAAGATTCAAGGATTTTGATTTCAATGGTTCTGGTTTGTCAATTTTGCTTGACCTTCTTTCCTACAACACACACTATTCTGCATTTTATACCAATATGGCTGCAACCGAAATGTTTCTGGACAGTGCGGTTAAAAGAGAATCTGTTATTTCTCATGCCAAGCAAATCGGTTATACTCCGCACTCAAGAAGAGCAGCAGAAGCAAGAATTCAAATATCTTTTGCTAGTAGTGAAGCGGATGTTATAATAATTCCAAAATATACACGATTTACGGCATCGGTCAATGATGTCGATTACACTTTTTATAATACACAACCAGTTACAATAGATTCGTCTGGAACAGCACCTTATGTGTCGGACGCCTTTTCAGTGTATGAAGGTTCGTTGTCTACTGTTTCATTTACATTTAATTCTGCTGATCCAGATGCACGTTATATCATACCATCGCAAACAGTTGACACTACACATCTAAAAGTAAATGTCATAGAATCTCTTTATGATAATACTGGTTCAAATGATGTTTGGACTATGGTAAATGACATAACAGATTTAGATGCTAGTAGTCAGGTTTACTTTTTAAATGAGAACACCTTGGGATTTTATGAAATATCTTTTGGTGACAATATTCTTGGTAAGAAACCATCAGATGGAAACGTAATTATTATTCAATATTTACAAACATCTGGACCAAACGGAAATGGTATTGGTAGATTAGATAGTGCAACCAATCGTGTTTTTTCCACAGATTTAGATGGAACTGTTTCCGTTGTTTCAAGTTCAGTCGGAGGTGTGTTAAAAGAAACTACGGAAAGTATTAGAACTAACTCACCTCTTTTTTATCAAACGCAAAACAGAGCAGTCACAAAAAATGACTATAAGAGTTTGACATTATCTCAATATGGCGACAGCGATGATGTTGTTGTTTTTGGTGGTGAAGATTATGACCCACCTCAATATGGTAAAGTTTTCGTTTGCATAAAACCTTCCTCTGGTGGTGTTTTAACAGAGGATGAGAAGCAAGATGTTATTCGTGACATATATGCTTCCAAGAGCGTCGTTGGTGTGATCCCAGAAATAATAGACCCAGAATACACATACTTACTTTTCAATTCTACATTTGATTATGATGAAACCCTTACGACCAAAAATATACTCCAACTTAGAGCAGAAATACTAACCTATCTTTCTTTGTATGCCTCTACTGCTCTTTCTAAGTTCGGAAAGAATCTATATGTGAATAAACTGGAAGAACTCTGTAGAAATTTAGACCCTTCCCTTTTGTATGTCGATGTCGATGTAAAACTACAAAAGAGAATTACACCAGTTCTGAACAAGGTTCAAAACTACACAATCAAATATTACAACACTATTCTCAACACCGCTCACGATGCAGAAGATGGAATCAATGGTCCACCTGCGGTCCAGTCCACCAATTTTGCATATAAAAAACCAGACGGAACTATTTTCTTGGCTGCAATAGATTCCGACATGAACGGTAAACTTAGAATATATGAAGAAGTAAATGGAATCCGTAATACGATATTCTCTAATATGGGTTCTATTGATTTTACTAATGGTATAGTGACAATCAACAATTTCTCACCACTCAGTTCTACAAGAGACGGAACTATTCGCTTTAATGTTACCCCAAGGGAAGACGTAGTGAAGTCTGCGGTAAACAATGTCATCACATTCGACCCAACGGTGACAAACTCAATTAATGTCATGTATAAGCAAACATCATCAACATCAGAAAGTGGATATTGATAAATGACACTGACTCTTCTTCTACGAGGTGATACGGCTCCACCACTAATTTATGATAATGGTGAACTTATTCCGTTGCCATCAAGAACGAAGAGAATCCTCGAAGGAATTTCGCCACTCATTCAATCACAAGTCCCAGACTTTCTAAACAGTGATCACCCAAACTTTGTTGCATTCCTTGAAGCCTATTATGAATGGATGGAGATTCAGGGCAACGCGGTAGAGAGAACTCTTCTTCTTAATGACTATTATGACATCGAAAAGACAATAGATGAATTTGTAGAATCATTTGAAGACAAGTATATGAAGAACATTCCTCGTCTGTTTGAAACAGATGCCGAAGGTAATGTTCTCAATCGAAAAACTCTACTCACTCGAATCAAAGACTTCTACGCCGTCAAGGGCAGTGAAAAGTCCTTTGAGTTTTTCTTTCACACCTTTTATGATAGTATCGTTGAATTCTATTATCCAAGAATAGACATTCTGGAATCTTCTGGTGGTAAGTGGATTGAAAAGAAATCTATTCGAGTAACATCCAACAATGGAACTACCAACTTTGCCGCAAAAGGTAGAGTCGTGAATATGATTGGTGCGGACGGAACAAGTGTTGCAACAGCAAATGTTGTAGATGTTTTTCAGTTTGAAGTATATCCATATACAGTTACTGAATTTTTCTTAGAGAATATTCAGGGAGACTTTTTATCTGGTCAGCCAGTAAGAGTTTATTTTGATGATGGTTCATATATTGATGAGACTATTTTTGGTTTGTTTGATAGATTTGACATCACATCCGAAGGATTCAATTATCGAATCAATGACTTTATCACTATTCTCGACGAGTCTTCTGGTATTGGTGCATCGGCAAAAGTAAGTAGAGTAGATGATAAGGGAAGAATCAAACAAATCGCCATCTTGAACCACGGTATTAACTATGTAACAGACGCTCCATTTGCTGTCGAATCTGAAACGGGAGACGGTACTGCGACTGGTTTTGCAAGAGCATCTGCTATCGCAATCTACGATGGTTTTTACTATGACGATGGTGGTAAGCCAAGTTCAAGAAAGAAGATTCATGATGGTGACTACTATCAGAGATTCTCTTATGTTTTGAAAACAAATCTATCGCTACAGAAATATCAAAAGGCACTCAAAGCACTGGTCCACCCCGCTGGATTCAAAGTATTTGGTGATGTTCTTTTATCCGAAAATAAAAAATCGGAACTACCATTCCATAGTCAGGTTCAAAGACAAGAAATTTCTATCATAGGAAACTATACACCATACACGTTCGGGACAACTCAAGACCTTCGCAATAACAGTGAAGATACCGATTTGTATCCAGACGGATATGCGCCAAGTTATACTGGTGTTGGGTCGAACAGTGCAACTAACGCAACTGTTCCAGAGGGAGGTAGTGTTGCACACATAGTAGGAACGGGTTCGACTGGTCCTCTTGGTACTGCTGGTGCAGAAGGCTACACAGCAGCACAATCATTAAACCTAGACTTCTTTCCGATTTATCACCACCCGAATATAAGAGGCATCTATGAAATTGCTAGTGGGGTGTCTTTTGGTGTCATTGAACTTAGACCATTTTTCTATCTTCCAGTTGGCTCGGATTTCCATTCCAACCCTACATATTCTACATGGACATCTCCGCAGTTCCCATACTTGGGAAGCACAGTAGATGGTGGAACACACGACGAATATTACAGCGTTTCATACGGAACAACATCAGAAAGTCCAAACTGAGGTAAATAGATGCCCCTAACAGATGCTTTACAGAACAACTTTAAGACTCAGTTCGCCACCGAACTTAAGCGAGCATTTGACCCGATTTCTGAGGACAACTATTTTCTTTTCTTCGGAAAGGCACTTCCTTGGGCGGACGAAACAACTCCACCAACTGTTGTCGATTCTGTCGCAGAACATTTTGCTGCTCTTAGAAATTCACTATTTGCCATTCGCATCGACTCTCGAAACACGGCATTTGTTGTTCCAAGAATCAACTGGACAACGGAAACTGTTTACGACGAATACAATGACTCTCTAGACCTACACGATGTAGACAATCTAAAGAGATACTACGTTCTTGCCGATGGGGATAGAGTGTATAAGTGTATCTCCAACAATGGCGGTGCTTCGTCAACAACTAAACCGACTTTTACTGGAACATATATTTTTACAACAGAAGATGGTTACAAGTGGAAGTTTCTTTATAAGTTGACTGAAGACCAGAAAGACTTCCTTACACAAGAATATATGCCAGTCTTCGTTTCACAAAAGACGAGCGATGAGGTTGGACAACTTCAATATGATGTTCAAACAAAAGCAGTTGATGGTGAAATCTATCGAGTCGCAATCACAAATACATCATCTGTTGGAACATACGATAATGCTTTTGCGTCTGGCATAAACTCCACTCCAAAAAGGACAGCCGATGCTGGGTCCAGTGTTGTGATTGTAAACACGGATGACAGCAACATACTTACCACCGCAAATGCGTATGATAACTATATGTTCTATGTAAGTGGTGGAGTTGGTCCTGAAGTTGGTCAACTTCGTCGTATACTTTCATACACGCAAAATGCTACCACAAGCGAATGGGAACTGGAATTAGATGCACCTCTTGACTATGATGTTTATGGTTTGAATGAATCAAATAGAAGTCAATTCAGAATTCTTCCAGAGATTTTGATTCACGGCGATGGTATAAATGCAAAAGCATATATGACGGTTAACTCCGATAAAAAACCAAACGCTGTTTATATTTTAAATGGTGGGAAAGAATACAAGTACGCATACGCAACATTCCCAACAACAATAACTGGAACACAACCAACCGCAAAGGTTCACATTGGACCAAAAGGTGGTCATGGTTCAAACGTAATCGACGAGTTTGATACTTCTAGAATTATGATTCGACTTTTAAATGAGAACATTGAAACTCAACCAGAAATTATTAACGTCAACGATTTTAGACAATTTGGTGTTATAAAAAATCCAGTCCTGAATGATAATTCCTTGAGAACTGCTGGGACAGAATACGATAGAAAGACAACTATTCGTATTCGTAAGCCATATGGAATCACAGACGAATACTACGACTTTGCTTCTGCTGAACCAACATTTAAGGTTGGAGATTTTGTTTATGGCTTTGATTCGGGAGCAGTCGCTCAGGTGGATAAATGGGAACTCGACTCTGCAAGAGATGCGGGAACTCTTATTCTCAAGAACACATCAAAGAATTTTGAACTACCAAGCACCGTACAGCAACTCGTTAGAATCAATATGGGTTCATCTGGTGCCTCTGGTGATTTTACAGTGAACGAAAATGTAACCCAATATAATGATGTCATCGGAGCAACTGCAAGCGGTGTCGTTAAATATTGGGACGACGAGAACTACGAATTGGTTGTCCGACTGGCAGCGACTGGAAGTTACACTGCCATTCCATTCACGACCGAAACCAACAATCCCATCATAGGTCAGTCTTCTAATGCGTATCATTCTGATTACAAAAACCTAGAGGATGAGGGTGGAGAACTCGTAGGAACATTCAGCACAGACAGCGGTTCGTTCCGAAAGTTGAATAACAAAGTACAAATTGCAAGAATAGACAGAGGCATCAACTCGTATATTGACGTATCAGAAACACCAGTCTATAGAATGACTACTATCATGGAAGTTGCTGGTTCTGGACTAGACGAATCTACATTCACACTCGATGATGGTATAACACAAGCCAACAATAGATTATTCACCACAGCAAATGTGGCTTCATGGACACCAGATTCTGGTGGTAGTACTGGGTCTCTTGTTCTAACGAACGTAGTCGGTTCTTTCACTGTCGGTGATACTTTTGATGCGCCGAGTGGAGAGTATAGCATAAACAGTATAACCGAACCCAATCTAATCAAAGGTTCAGGGGAAGTGTTATACATACAGAATATAAGACCTATTGATCGTCAAGCGAGACAAAGAGAGGAATTCCGAATCTCAATAGGATTCTAAGGGAGCAATAGATGCCATCCTATAATTCAGACCTGTTCAACATAGAACCATACTATGATGATTTTGACAAGACGAAGAACTACCAGAAGATTCTTTTTCGTCCTGGCTATTCAGTTCAAGCAAGAGAACTAACACAACTTCAGACTATTTTGCAGAACCAAGTCGAGAGATTTGGTAATCATATTTTCAAGGATGGTTCAAAAGTCTATGGTGCGGAAAGTGCCATTCAAACAGTAGACTACTTGACTATTACTACTACAAGCGACCTTAGCAACTTTATTGGTTACGAAGTATATACTGGTGAAAACAGAGCAAAAGTTATTCACGCAGAAACAATCAGCGATGTTACCTATCTTTTTGTTCAGGTTGTTCGCGGTTCTTTACCAACAAGCGGAACCGTCACTTCTTCCATTGATTCTGTTCTTGCTACAGCAACCGTAACTGGAACGGGAACAACTCGATTGTTCTCAGTCACAGAGGGAATCTTTTTCGTTGACGGCTTCTTTGTAAGAACTGGTCAGCAGTATGCCGCAAACTTCAACGCTGCTGGTGTTTTTGGATTTGATATTGAAAGAAACTATATTGGGTCGAATCAAGATACAACTCTTCTCGATCCCGCAAGAGGTTCATATAACTTCAATGCACCTGGCGCAGATAGATATCAACTAAATCTTGATTTGAACTTCTACTCATCAGATGAAAGAGACGACTTTGTTCCACTTGCAACTATAAACGTAGATGGACAAATCACAAATCAAGTAGTTTATAGCGACTACTCAGAAATCGAGAAGACGCTTGCAAGAAGAACCCAAGACGAATCTGGTTCATATGTTACTGACCCATTTGAACTAGACTTGACAGATTCAACAGACGAAACCAAAGTTACTCTCGGAATCGGA